CCTGAACTGTTCAAGACAATCATGTTGTCTTCTATGGATAAATTTTGTGAGTCTACTGTGGTTGTGGTACCAGTAACTGTAAGGTCACCAGCAATTCTTGTATTACCAACAACATCTAATTTAAAGTTTCCTGGCGTATCTGTACCTATACCGATTCTACCGTTCTGTGCATCTACTACTAGTACATTGGTATTGAATGCCAGATCCGTTGTACGAATCAGGTTAGATTCTAATAATTCACCTGCTATCTTTGTTATCGCCATAATACTACTCTACTACGTTCATATTTACCAATAATGCCTGCGGGTATTTTCTAATACTAAATATTCGTTATATGAGCTTATTACCCATCAATAAACCTGAGAAAGTATCCGCATCTAAGATATCAGTACACCAAATAGATCTTCACAAAAACGCTTTAAGTGGTGACTTAATTGACGGCGGAACCATAACAAATTTTAATTCAACAGGTATAATAGACACATCGGATTCGGTTAATTTAACAATAAAAAATGATACCGTAGAAGTTGCTAAAGATTTACATGTTAAGGGCACTATTAAGGTCGAGAATTTAGAATATGTATCAGCACAGGTTCCAAAACTTAATGTACAACAAGCTATAATGGTTGATCATAATGAAGTTATTTGGAAAGACAGACTAGGTAAAAGTGTTAAGAATAGTAATATAGAACAGTTGGGTGTACTAAAAAATCTACAAGTTAGAAACACTTTATATGTTGCAGATGGTAGAGTTGGAGTAAACACAATGGCACCGAGTGCAGATTTTTCAGTTAACTCTGGTGGTTATGAAATTATAACAAGAATGCACGAGTCAAATGCATATGTTGGTACACATACTCACGTTGCGTTTGCTATTGGAACAGATGATACAGCAAGACTTACCTGTAAAGCAAACGGTGATGTAGTTGTTGGATCTGAAACAGGCAAGCCTGTTAATTTAAATGTATATGGCAATGTTGGGATCGGAGTTAAGTATCCTCAAGAAACGTTGCACGTAGACGGAAATATTAAATTTGCTGAAAGAACTTTTGCATCCGGAGAACAAGCACCCAAAGAAGGAAGATGGGACACTGGCTCTGTGATATGGAATGAAAAGCCTGCTTTGAATCAACCTGTGGGTTGGGTTTGTACAAATGGCGGTAAGCCCGGAAGCTGGCGAGCATTTGGAATGATCTATTAGCCTAGTTCAACACAACAACTAAATCTTACTTGAAAGAAATAATGATATATTAGTAGTCCTATGACTATGCCTTCTAGCCATGCGATGTAGGCAGATATGATTGGATACTTTCTAATAAAAGAAAGTTTAAAGTCCCAAAGTTTTTTAAAAGTTTTACTCGCCCAGTTTGTGCAAGTTGTGAATAATCGTAACAATGTGTCCATTACTAGTCCCGTCATTGGCAGGAATTGGAGAACCAAAAGTTATTCTTCCACCGGAGTATGTGTAGTTAGTAGTAGGTATTTGATATATACCTCCAACAAATATAATCATGTCAGTTGCGTCAGTTGGCACAACACTTAACGTTGCCATTGTTGATCCATCTAATGTGTTACCTTCACCTGCACCAAATACAGTTGTTGATCCGTCACCTTGGAATTTGTCAACAGTTAAAGATTTTTCTGCCGCCGCACTTGATATGTTGTACCATGCTGATCCAACATATGCTTGTAGTGTGCTAGTTGTTTTGTTAAAAAGTATTTGTCCGTTGATCCCAGTTGGTCTTCCTGTTGTAGCAACTGTTGGAATGCTTATTGCAGATCCCTGTGTAATCTCTGGGTTCTTAACATGTCTACCCATGGTTATTATAATCCTATGGTTGAGATAGTGGCATTGAACTGTGCCGCCGAGTCCGGTGCCGCGATATAAATTTTCGCTCCAGTCTCTAAAATCATTTTTTCTGTGTCGACCACATATGTGTCTCTGGCCTGTATCGAAAGTTGCGTGTACACTAAATGGTTAGCACTCACTGATGCACCGTTTGGTACAACATATATGTCAACAGTTCCGTTGCCATCTGTTTTATTTGTGATGTACATAACTGTAACTGCCGTGTCAGCCCCTGCTGTGAAAGCCGCTGAGCCTGTTCCTGTTCCAACTTGATAATTTGTTATAGCCATATTTTTATCCTAGTGCAATCGCTAATGCAGTTGCCTTACTCTTACTTATCAGTTCGCCTACGGCCCCAGAACCTATGTTTGAGTTCCTGAAGTACAGTCCTGTACCTCCACCGCCTGCTGTTTTGTTGTAGACTTTTGTCTGTGTTGTTGCTGATGGGTCACTACCCATGCCTGAGAATGTCAGTGTGTCGTTGATCACAACGTGTCCTGTACCATTTGCTTTTAATTCTAAATTACCATTTGATGCATCACTGGTTATTGATGTGATACCTGATAGGTCACGACCCAGGCCTATTGTTATTGTGTCTGGCTCCGCACTTGCTGTGCTGATTCCGCCTGTTCCTAAAAATTGTAGCGTGCCTCCCGCGGCAACACCGATCACTGTTGAGTCATCACCGGCTATTTTAAGTGTAGCCTGGCCATCAACATATGATTTCGATGCGGCATGGTTAGCAAGTGTTGGTGCAGTAGCAACTTTTATATTTGCTAGTGTTATGTTTGAAATTGTTGTTGCAGATGCTGTGTTTGAAGTTGTACCTACTAAGAATTCATTATCAACGGCATCCCAATAAAATAGAGCGGCGTCTTGTGTACCTCTATTAAAAAATATTCCCGAATCTTCTGTGTCTGCTGTTGAGTTATTTCTGTTAACTTCTAAAAATTTATCTTCAATTGATAATGAAGTTGAGTTAATTGTAGTTTGAGTTCCTTCAACAGTTAAGTTACCAGGAATCCTAATTGTTGATGCATCTAGAATGATACTGTTACTTCCTGCAGATCCGGCACCTGCTGTAATATTATAATCACCTGATGTTCTAAAATTCTTTGCCATTTGCTATTATTTATGTTGAAAAGGGGAAGCGTGTAAACTCCCCCTTAAAGCACGTATAGTTCTATTATCTTACGTCTATTGAACCAAGTCCTGCTACTTTACCTTCGTCTGATCCTTCAGCACCTAGTGTGTATTTCACTGATCCTGTGGCACCTGCCGCTGTAACGTAGTTTACTGTGTTATTAAAGAACTTACTTACGTAAGCGACTGTTGAGTCATCTAATATCATCTGCACACAGAATTGATTTGACGTGTTAGCTAGTGAGCCTGGAGCAACTGCTTTTAATTCATAAACTGCTTCTGTTGAATCTTCTAAGTGAATCTTGAATAAACTTGATCCTCTTTGTGATACAACGTAAGCAACTGTTGAATTAACTACTGAACCACCTGATGGTCTATAAGCCGTTACAGCAATATTACCTGCCAAGCTAGCCTGATGCTCAGTACCTGAGTGGTATCCTGTACCAGACATTTTACTTTTTTTTAAGGGTCTTCCCATTTTGTTTCCTCCTTTAAAGGAGTCCAATCCTAGTTCTCCTAGGTACGCAGTTGTTATCTGCATAAGTCTTTTACGAGATGTAAAAGCACATGTTGAACTATGTGTATTTATTATTTTATATTTTGTTTTATGTGTGTATAAAAAGAAAAAGAGTGATGTGCCACAATCCAAAAAAAGGCAGACACACCACTCTTTCGAGGTTACGTTATGTAAGTTCTATATTATTTTCTATTGTAGATATGATATAAAATCCATACTGCTACTAACCCTATCAGACCTTGATCTGAAAAGCCTTGCAATATGCCTTGTATGTTTCCTATTACAGAAACGTTTGGCCAGAACGGAACGTTCTGCCCTTTGAAAAGGATTTCTAAAACAATTCCTAATGCTATAAGTGAAACACCTACATCAGCAAGAGCTTTTGCCCATCCTTTTATTTTCATTGCGATATCCATTGTTGGACCTCCCTTTGATTAAAAGCTTCTTTCGAAACTCGCAATTATTTAGAAGTCTTGTGTGCGAATAAAACTACAACATTTGGTCTGCGACGTGTATGAACACCAAAATAATTTTTAATAAGAGTGGTTAATAGAAAGTTCAGTCACAAAAAAGGGCGACATAAAGCCGCCCTTGATTGAAAATAAAATAAGCTGGGCTTATTTGAATTTTAAGTTTGCACTTGTGATCGCAACTTTTCCAACGTAATCTGCCGCGTTACCAAGAGATGATGCAGTGTTTGTTAACTCTACATAACCGTATCTTGTTAAGAAGCCTACTACTGGTTCGAAAGTAGCTGGATCTAGTACAACACCTGAAGACATTAAAGGAATGTAAGGACAATAAAACGCTGGTGCGTCTGCCTCACTTGCTCCTTTGTAACCTACAAGTACATCTGTACTGTCTGATGCATATGCGTCAACGTATACTCTCATAGCACCGTTAAGTGTACCTACAAATTTAGTATTTGTTGGTGACTCAAATGTACCTTCTGTTGATCTAGCAAATGCTGAAGTAGTTGCTGACTGAAGAATAGTTAAAGCTGTTGGTGATACTACTGCGTAGTTACCAGCGCCTCTTCTTGTTCTTGTAGCTATTTGGTTAGCAACTCTGTTAACTAGAACAGCCAAAGCGGCATGTTCATCGCCAACGAAAGTAGCTGTACCAGATACAGCCGCTTGGTCAAAAGTCTCAGAAGCCGTTCCAGCTAATGTTCTTAATGAACCAATTACTTCTTGGTCGATTTCTGCAGTAATTTCTTGAGCTAATGCCGCCATAATTTCTGCTTCTACATCGATTCCTTGTTGTGCTTGTGCATCTTGAGCCGCTTCAAACGTCCATCTAGCTGATAATTTTCTAGACTTCGCTTCAACCGGTTGTTTCAAGATCTGGATTGATAATCTCTTACCAGGTGTTCCTTCTAAAGAAGCTGTTGAAGCCGCTTTTGGAGTTGCATCTGTTTGATTTCCAGAGTATGCTCTCGCAATTTTGAATGGAGATAGTGCTTCTTCGCCTGCTGTTGTATTTCCAGAAACGTTATCCGCATATCTTATTCTTAGTGTGTGAATTTGTCCTACGGGACCAGTCATCGGTTGTACACCAACGATTTCGTTTGCAATAACAGTCGGCATAACCCGTCTAATTACTGGTAGGATAACTCTGTTTAACGTAGCAACGTTACCGGCACTTGTAGCACCAGCTGTAGATTGTTCTGAAAGGTATCTTTTTGTGTTCTCTAAGATAACGTCCATAGTCTTCTTCTTGTTACCAGCTAAACCTTCTGTAAGAGCGGCTTTAGTTTCGCCCCATTTTGATTCAAATATATCTGACATTTGTAATCTTCCTTTTGTTTAGTTGTTTATATACCCGCTAATTTACGGATATTTGTTAAGTCAGCATCTTCCCTTTGTGCTCTGTTTCCGCTGTCTTCAGAAAGTACTTTCGTAGTTTCTTTAACTGCTTTATCAGACATCACGTGTGGTAGATACTTGTTAAATGAAGCTTCAAGTTTAGCTGTTGAAACTGATTCCAACAATTGACTCATTACTTCACTCTTTTCATTGCCCAATGGTTTGAGCATCTCAGCCATCTTTTCCTTACGTTCCATCAAGTCTGCTTGTCTTTTGGACTCAGCATTTTTCGACTCAATCACCGCTTTCTTTTCTTCGATGACTTTCTCAGCATCTGCTAGTTTTAGAGTAGCTTCGTCAACTACTTTCATCAACTTGCTAGTCTCAGATTTCTCATTTAAATAAGAATTCTGATATTCACTTGCATACGCTTCGAATATTTTCTTGCCAAAGTTAACTTCTCTAGCCGCACTAATGTCTTCCTTAAGAGCTTTTAACTCTTGAGCAAGTTTTGTATTAACTGCAGACTCTACAACTTTAGCAGATCTTGTTATGAAAGCTTCTTTCATCTTAGCCATTTGTTTTTTGGCTTCGGCTACTAGTTTAACTTTCGTCTCCACAACGCCTTTTTTGTCTTCGTGGAACTCTTGAATTTCTTTTGCAAGAGCGCCTACTACGAATTCTTCCATCTTCTTGAAGTTTTCGTGAACACCTTTTCTGTCGCCGTGTAGTTCTTTTAACTCTTCTGATAATTTAGAAAGCATAAATGATTCTAATTTTGCAGAGTGAGCTCCTACGTTTTCTTTGTAGGATATTTTTTCTTGTGCAAGTGCTTTTCTGTCTTCTACGAATTTAGAGATCTCTTCAGATAATTTCTCGCCCATCATTTTATCGATAGCTTCGATCATGTTTCCTTTGTCATGCTCGTATCTTTTTGCGAATTCTTCTCTTAATTCTGCACCTACTGTTTCTTTGTTTTCTTTGATTTTTGAATCCCAAGCTTCTTGGATGCCTTTTTGAACATCTTCTGATATCGCTCCAGACTCAACCAATTTTGATATTGCATCAATCATTATTTTAGGTCCTTTATTATGTTTGTTAACGCCTCTTTGAGGAACTTCTGTGCTTTTGCATCATTTCTAACTTCAGCCGCCAAACCTTTTGCCATATTACCACCCTTTGTATTCATTAGGTGTTCGTAAATTGGCGTGGGGTAAGCACCTGGTGCCGAAGGTTGAGCCACAACATCAACTGTGATGATCTCAAAGTCTGAAACTTCGCCGCTTCCGTACTCGGACATGTTTCCAGATCCTCTACTTGATACGCCTAGTTTCACACCTGATTCCAACATAGTTTTGACAAGTTGGCCCATTGGTGTTGGTAAAATTTTCATTTTACCGTATCCATTTGGTCCGTCCATCCACATCTCTGTAATCATGTGGGACACACGGTCCAAATTAATCTTTAAATCATCTGGGTGATCCACTTCACCTAATACAGAGTATCCTGAACTAATCTGATCATTCAGTGTTTTAGTTGCTTTCGCAATTTCCTGCACTGGATAAACTCTCTGATTAGCATTTTTAATCCCACCTTGAATACAGATACCTTTCATGTACAAATCTTTGCCGTCGTTCTCGTGCAAAATCTGTACTCTGGCTTCGTTAAAAGTTAGATTCTCTCTTAGGTACAATGAAGTCATCCTTCGATCTCCTGTTTAAACAACAATTACTTTGAAGCTACTGGGCTTTTCTTTCCGGAAGCATCAGAACCATCTTTGTGGTCTACTTTTACTTCTTTCATTTTGTGCTCAGTGTTAGCATCAGTCATCTTTGCAGATGTTGGTGCTGGTCTGCCTTTTTCTTCTGCAGAACCTTTCGCTATGTTCGCCGTTGTACCACCTGCTGATTTAACATTGGTGTTTACCGGTGATGATTTGTTGTCTGAATGGTCGGCAGTGTCCGCTTTAACTGGATTTTTGTACTCTTTCACAGTTTCTTTTGCTTCTTTGCTTTCCATAGGAATTTCTGCTAACTCAGGTGCAACAGCTGGTGCTAAAGATTCTTCTTCTTTCTCTTCACCGGATTTGTCGCCGCCCATCATAGCTTCGAATTCTGCTTTTAGTTCGTCTAAAGCGTCTTCTAAGTCAACAACTCTGTCTTCAACATCGCCTTCTGCATCTGCTTCTGGATCCATTTCTGGTTTGTCCATGTCTGCATCTGGTGCCATAGCGCCTTCTTCATCGCCTGTGATGTCTTTAACTAGATCGTCAGTAGCGTCGCCACCAACTTCTTCGATTGACTCTTCTTCGTTAGCTTCGTCTTCGATTTCAACAACTTCGTCTACTTTCTCGTCTTTAGCAACTTCAGTTTCTTTAACTTCTTCATCTTTAGCTTCGTCAGTAGTTTCATCTACTTTCTTTTCTTCTGATGCTTCAGTTTCTTTAACTTCTTCTTTAGCGTCGTCTTTTGATTCTTCTTTTGCTTCAGCAGTTACTTCTTCGTCTGCTAAATTTTCGTAGATATCTCTTGATTTTTCTACTACGATCTCGTGGAATAAAGCTTCTGCTTTATCGTTTTCTTCATTGATTAGTAATTCTAACAATGATTCAAATTTATTGTTTGACATATTACACGTGCTCCTTGTTTATTGTCGATTTGTACTTATAAGTGTTTGTATTTACATCTAATATGCAAAAACAGTACCAAAGTGGTGTAAAAGGTGTATTTTTGTTAGATTTTAATTTGTAACTCGAACTTAGATAGAAATTCTTCAGTTGAGGGATGATTTATCTTGCCGTTCCACTCATTCTCGTTGGGGCGAAACCATCCTGTGGGTATTACTCTGTGAAACTGTGTATCTGGATAGTCCTGTAAACATTTTTTGGTTTGATTCATCCAGTTGCCGTAAAACGTTGCTTCGTCTTTGCTTTGTTTGTAGTT